AGCAAATGAGGAAATGGAGGAGCTGGAAGCTACAGCGGACAAGTTTGGTATTTCATTTGAAAATTTAATCCCAATCAATCAGCGGTTTGCTGCGTTTGGCTTAACGGTAAAGCAGACCGCTGAAATGATGCACTTGGCGATTGAAGCCGCTGCTGCGCTGAATGGCAGCGTAGAGAACACTGGGAGAGCTTTGGATCTTGTTGTCTCTAGTGGCATTGTTAGCAGGAGAATGCTGCAAACCTTGGGAGTCAGCCTTGGTGACGTAGCGAAGGCGATGCACGTTACGGAAGACGAGGCTGCTAAGGTATTCCGGTCCCTCGATATTGAGGACAGGGTTACAGCTATCCAAGCCGCCATGGAGAAATTTGCCGGTGCCGGGGAAAAGCAGGCAGAGGGGCTGAGCGGCTCTTGGGCTAGATTCGGAAACGCGTTTAAGACTACGCTCAGGGAAAATGGTGATGCTTTAGCTCCCTTTGCAAAATGGCTCACTGATGCGGCAACTGCACTTCTCAACCTGGACAGCACCTGGCCTAACTTAGGAAATGGGTTAAAGGGAGCTGGTGACGCTGTAGTTTCCTTTGAAAAAAAGCTAACTAGCGTGCAAGGGGTTCTTGGGGTTGTACTTGGTCTATATGAGAAGTTGTTTGTAGCTTCGACAAAGCCATTATTGCCACCCCAACCACCCGATAAATCTCTTGGTGTATACCCTGAAGGGAAGTCAGAACAAAAAGCAGCGCAGGACAAGCTGATTGCCGACGCCGCCGCCGCCCTCGAACAGGAGCTTGCCGATACCAAAGAGAAGATCAGGAAGGAGGCAGCATTAGCGGCGCTGGCACAGGAAAAGGAAAAATATGAGGATGAGGCAAAGCTTGGTAATCACTCTCAGGAGGAAGAGATTGCCGCGCTCATCAACTTCAACAATCGGAAGGCGCAGATAGAGGTAGACAGCATCAACCGGCTCCAACACCTTCCGGGGCGCATGATTAACGGCGAGCCGGAAGCCACAACCAAAAGAAACTTGGATCTGGAAGCCGAGAAGAAAAAAGTTCAGCAGGATGCTCAGCTTGAGAACATTAAGATTGCTGCTAGAGAGCCCGAAGAACTACGTAAAATTCAGGAGTTGATAATTGTTCAGGAGGAAGAACATCAGAAAAACATTATCGACATCAAACGTCAGGGGGCTGAAAGCGCAATCAAGACAGGTAGCATAACTGAAGAAGCAGGAATCCAACAGCTCAAAACCTTAAACCAGGAGGAGCTGGATGTTACGTTGGCATCGCTCGCTCAGCAGAAGAAGCTCAAGGGGAAGAACGCCGAGGACTTACAAAAGATTGATGAGTCAGAAACAGCAGCCAGGGACGCTAAGGATAAAAGAGATGCTGCGTTGGATGAGCAGTCCGCAGCATATCGGCTGTCACTTACTAACGATGTGGTAAAGGCCAACCAAATTATTGAGGATGCCGCCGACACGCATAGCCGTAACATGATTAGTGCTAGCCGTAAGATGAATGAGTCTTTGCTGAGCGACCATCGTCTTACAAATGCCGAGTGGTTAGACCAGGAACGAGCGCTAAACGCTCAGGAAGATGCTCTAGACAAAGCCGAGAATACGCGGCAGCTTGCAGAACTCAAGGCTAACCTGGATCGGAACCTGACTACACAGAAAGACTACCTATCCAAAAAAGCGGAGTTAGAGGCAAAGGGGCAGGGGCAGGCTGACAAGTCTACTGCGCGGGATCAGTCTCTCGATATCAAAGAGCAGGATGCTGCATGGAAAGAACTTGGGATGACCAGCACCACAGCCCTTCAGAAGCAACTTGAGAGTGCTCAACTTGCCAGGGAACAGCTTAGGTTAGAGGGGGCGTCTACACAACAGCTTGGGGAGTCGCTGGAAAAGGTATTGCAGGACCAGATAGCCCTTAACACGGCTCAGGGTAAAGGGTCAAACGACGAAATGATTGCGTTAGCCAATATCAAAATCCAAATGAAGTTTCAGGATGACGCCCTGAACTCTACCGCCAAAGCATACACCGCTTTAACGGATGGACTGATGAACACCTTCGACACAATAGGTTCTAAGATCATGCAGTCCATCTCCCACGCTAAGAACTTCGGGGATGCCATGAAACAGATTGGCAACAGCATTAAAGATGAACTCCTTGGAGCCATCGGCAAGGCGTTTGACGAACTAATCAAAGGTTTTATCGCCAACCTGCTCATTGTGAAGAGTGCTCAGGCGGCAGCAGCTACAGCGAGTATATCCACGTCTGCCTCGGAAGGCGCAGCTGCCGCATTTGCTTCTGTTATGGAAGCAGTACCCTACCCTGCCAACCTTATCCTCGCTCCCCAGATCGCCGCCTATACTTTGGCTGCTATTGAAGCTTTCAACATTGCGGCGTTTGAAACTGGTGGCGACATTAGAAGAACTCAGATTGCTATGGTTCACGCCGGTGAAACTGTTTTGTCTGCTGGTCAGACATCCAAAATGGGTGCCATGATCGACAACGGAGAGCTTAGCGCCAAAGGCAGCGACCGGGGTGGGGATACCCACATTCACATCAACGGCGCAACCAAGAGTCTGATGGACGAAGTTTGGAACTACGGGGTAAAACAAGGCAGGCGCTCTGGCGTGTCCTGGTAGCGAGGTGGTGTAAAACCATCATCCAGCCCCTTCCGATTGATCCTAGGGCTCCGCAGGCGGCAATAAACCTACATTCCAATGGGATATAAACCTACTCCAGCCAACGCACACGCGCTAACGATCTGTTTGGGCTATGTCAACACCCCTACGATTGGTGGCAGTCCACCGGCCCCAATTACCAACACCGGCTGCAATTTGATTGGTACGGCGTTTGCGATTGGGACCGGCCCCCCGGCCCCTGGGTTCACCCTTACAGCCAATGACGTTGGGAATGTAATTATGGTGATGCAAGCCGGGGTGGGGGCTCCCGGCAGTGCCGCCCCCCTTTGGACGACGATTGCTACAGTAACAAGCGCAACTTCGGGTACAACCACCGACGCGGCAATCAACAATGTTTCCCTTCAGCAAGCCATCATCTACAGGCCGCTAGTATCAACAAATACTTGGTACAACGGAGCCTTTGTGATGATGGGCTCCATTCACTATGACAGCAGCTTGACCACCAAGACCAGCTTTACGTTTCGCGTGCATAGCCCTAACGGGAGCTTTACGCCTGTTCCCGGTCAGCCTGTCCTTGCTTACCAAAATCAGGGGACTAACCTTGGGCCTTACAGTGGGGCAACCAACTACGCAATAAACTCTCAAGTATCTTACTACGGGCAGCAGTTCATTTCCCTGCAAAATGGTAATTACGGAAACACGCCAGTCTCAGGGACTTCCACGGCTTACTGGGCAACTCTTGACGTATTCGGCGGCATGATCCAGCAGGCCAAACCCAGCAATGTAGTCGCTACCACCGTCATCGAAACCGATTGCGAATGTGTTTCCTGGGATATTCTTTTGACGCGAGCGGTGATTTCACTCCGCAGTCAGGGGAATCCCACTCGTGTTGATGGGTTTCAAGGTGATGCTTCTACAAAATCATGGGATCTGGCTTATGTTCCAATCACTGTTACCAATGTGTCAGAGGTAAGTGAAAGCACGGTAACCATCAGCGGTTCAACAGTCACCAAGCTTAGCGGGCATGACTTCACCGATGTAGCTGTAGCGGATAACGTAATCATAAATAGTGAGCCCTTCGTAGTAAATTCCATCATCGACGCGAATCATCTGACGCTGACCACCACTCCAGGAATGGGGGCAGGGCTGTTTACAATGACTGGAACCTCTTGCAATTCAGGGACGGTTAATACAGGGTCTTATGCTTCACTGGTGTTCACGGGTTTCGTAGTTGGGGCAAGTGGAGACAACTTCTCCTCTATCCCCGCAGGTAACAGCATTTATGTAAATAATGCAACTGGCAATTCGTTGTCTACTCCTGCCGTGATTACAACAGTCCAAACTTCTGACAGCTTTTATTCAACTTCGCCTCTCGGCGACAGGAACGGTGTTGGCTGGAGGGCTAACTATTTAATTGGAGGTGCTACGCTTCCGACCTTTGCAGTGGAGGGAAGCTCAAGCGATGCTCAGTATTACTGGACACCCAATTCAAACAAGATAACCATGAACGCTTCAGCGGCCCCGCTTGATTTGAACCGCACACTGCAAGTTACCTATACCTATATCGGAGTTTCAAACTTTTACAATCAGCCGATGGGGGCTATTGCGTCAACTTTGATGACAGCTTTGCTGGCAGACGGTGTTTATGTAAATACAATCACCGGCCCCACCATTACCAATATTGAGTTCTCCACTTCGGACTCCTTCGATACAGCACTCTCAGCACTGTGTCAGTTTGTAAGCAATGGATCTGTGAACTACTGGTACTACATGGACGCTCGACGCGGAATTCACATCGAGGAGCAGGCTGTTACCAAAATAGCTCCTTGGAACATCAATGTTTCCGATACCAGTGATGGGAACGTGCTGCTTGAGGTGAGCAACACTCAGACCACTGAGAAGATGGCGAACGCAGCTTTGGTCACAACGAGCAACACGCTTGGTAGCAATAGTATTTCAGAGAACATCATCTGTGGTGGGACTACGCGAACATTCAACACTACTTGGCCGATAGGTCAGTTGATAAAACTAACCTATACCCCTGTTTGGACTTACAACGCGCCACCGATTGACCTCCCGTTTGCATTGCTGAACTCTGGCATAATTGCGACTGGAGTTTCCTATGGTCCTGGGCTGCCTGTGCTTGGAGGGTTCTACTGGACTTCCAACCAGACATTGCTTACAGAAGACCTTGGAGGTATTGCTATACCCTCTGGCACTCTGACGATAACCTACTTGCCCATCATCTCTACAACGCAGGCTTACTACAACGCCCCTGCGATCTACGCCCGTCAAGCTATCGAAGGTGGTTCTGGTGAATACGACGTTAGCCAGAAGCCTCAGTCCAACGCGCCATTGTTGCAGACCCTGAATATATCCCAAGTGATAGCAGAGTACTTCTCGCAGTTGAGCGAGAGTGTTGAAATTCAGACATACCGCTACGGGCTGGTTTCCGGTCAAGGTATTACGATCAATCTTCCAGGGATTGCCGGGCCGGGAACTTACGTTGTTGATAACATCCAGATGAACGACCAGGACAACGTACTCCATTGGACGATCACGGCAGTTCGCGGGGCAGCTATTGGGGACTGGAAGACGGCTTTCCGTGTGCTAACAGGAGCAGAGGCTATCACAACAATCGGCGGCGGTCAGAACACGGGCACTCCCCCGGCTTGGTTGCCCAACTTTGAAATTCCAGTTTCCGGGGATGTTGTGGGCATAGCCCCTGGTTTTGGAATCGCTCCAACGTACACGGTAGACGGAGGAGGCAACCCGGTTGTCGGCATCGGCGTTTACGGCAACTCGCCTGACCCGGAATACGATGTTGTGGTTAAGGTGTGGCAAGAGCTTGTAAGCGGAGTTTGCAATCAGATTGGGATTGTTGCCAGTCTGGGCAACGGAACCGGAACGATTTCCTTCGGCAGTGTGGGTGCAACTGCTTTTACTGGCCGCACCATTACAAAAACAGCGAACTACTACGGTAGTGTTGCCGCTGGCTTGCAGGGGATACCGGGCGAGCTGTCCATCGTTGATTTCACTGTTACGGCTGACAATGGAGCAGGCGTATTCACCGTTACCCCTGATCCGGTTGCTGTAGGCTGCGTTACCGGGGACGTGTTCACAATACGCACTGGTGGGACCGGCACAGCCACGGTGTACACAGACTCCTTGTGGGTCAACCCTTACAACATCGGTGGGCTACAGGTGAATGGCAATGTGGGAAACTGGGCCTTCATTCAATCTGGAACTGGAGCCGGGCAGGTCCCGCAAAGCGTGACTGCCAACACCGCTACATCCATTACAGTGTCTCCGGGTTGGGCCACAGCGCCGGATGCTACAAGCGTAATTGTGCTATTCACCAATTCACTGTCCCCGGTTACACTGCCTGCCGCGCAGAACGGCTCTACTTCTCTGGGAACTGTGCTTACTCCAAACTACAGCGGATTTGTTATTCGGGTGGAAGCCTACCTGGAAAATGCAGCAGGCGTTTTAGGGTTGCAGCAAGCTGTAGTCTTCCGGGAAATTTATTTATGGGGAACGCAAGGAACCCAAATAGCTTAAAATTCCTATGTCAAGAAATCAACTTGCAGTCGATAAGACTTACCAGTTCAACACCGCCACGGCTAACACTGGAACTCTGGCTCTAGACGTTGCTCCGATTACCAACCCGGTAGTAACGCTTCAGACCGGGCTTGCATCCAGCGGCAATACCGTAGTCCTGGCTTTTACGGCTACTGCCAATTTGCCCAACGGCGTATACATCCAAATTGATTCAGAGAAGATGTACATAACAAGCGGCGGCGGGGCGATGGTCATTGGCAACAATACGCTGACGGTGACAAGGGGAGCTTGGAGCACGACGGCAGCTTCCCATACAACCTCTGCAACGGTCACAGTCCCCGGCTACAAGCACCTCAACCTGCTTCCTATTGCGTCCGTACCCAATCAAAACTTCTACGGGTCTAAGGTAACTACCGATATCAACTATGTAGTTGTATTGGCAAACTCAGGGGCTGGAGATACATTCCCACAGGGAGCCCCTACTATCATCCTTGCTGACAACTCCTCAAACTTGGGAACATTCCACTTAGTAGCCCCCGCTGGCTCACACATTTGGCTTCTCTCCGCAGGGGCGGGTGCAGCTGGCGCGTCTAGTGGTGGAGGTGGTGGTACAGCAACTCTGAGTGTGTCTTTCGCTGGTGGCCCGGCACTTGAAGGCTTAGTTTACTCCGCCGCTTTCATTGCTGTAGGGGGAACTCCACCTTACATATTCACAATTACATCTGGCTCTATTCCTACCGGCACAACACTGTCGGGAAATACCATCGCTGGCACGCCCACGGCTTTAGGAACATTTTCCTTTATCGGTAAGGTGACTGATAACGTTGGAGCTACAGCCACTGTTTCGGCGTCTATTGCAGTAACTCAGATTGGCGGTACACCTGCACCGAACGTTTCGTCAAGCACACAATCGCTAATCACTGAGTCCTGGGGCAATGGTACGTGCTTTAGCTACACAGGCACGGCCACACTGCCGAGTACCTGGGCGCAAATCACCAGCTTGGTTATCAACGCCATCAGCCCTACCGGACAGAGTATCGAGATTGGGCAGTACACTCCAGCCGGTACAAGCTTGACTTGGACCGGGACTTTCTCCAGTTCGATGCTGATGGGCGCGGTGGCGCAGACCGGGTGGTCGCTGCAATTTGTCTGCTATAACTCGGCGGGAGTGCCGACGGTGTCTCCGTACACGATCAGTGGCATCACGGTTCCGGCCATCGGCATCAGCGCGCTTACTGGGTCTGAAATCGGGCTATGGGCCGTCCAGACCGGAGGCCAGCTACAGGCGCAATTGCAGGCCAGCATTACTGTAAGCCAGCCAGGGACCTACAGCTTATGGACAATCGGGACCGTTAGCGGCACGATCTATCACGGGTTTCGACAGCTACCCTCTGGCGCGTCCAACATTCAGATCGGGGCGCAAGGCGATCCCCTGACAAGCTTTCCCGCGCCCACCACGGCCAATGACTCCGTAACGTTCGTCGCGGTTCCGGGTGCTGTAAATTGGCAGACTGGCGGCGTGAATCCAACTACGTTGACTGGGGCGCTTCAGAGCTCAGCTTTCACGGTATCAACGCCCGCTGCCAACTCCACAATGGCATCGGCCTGCTATGCAGATGTGATCCTCTACACCAAGACTGGATCGGGCGGCGCTTATACGTGGAGCGTCCCGAACATGTACGCCACGTTCCAGCGATTCATCGCCGGTGTGGCAAATCCGAACTGGTTTTATGGGCGGCTGTACTGCCAGCAGGGCGCGGGAGTGGGGGCGGCCTTCGTTCCACTTTCCGGCAGTTCAGTAGCGATTGTAAGTGATGATAGCTCCACGGCGAACTCCGCGCAGACCGGGCCGAACACTTCAGATATTAAAGATATCCTCAATTGGGGTGTTCCGTCCGACTTGAATACGACGTTTCGCTTCTGGTGGACCTGCGCTTCCAGGCAGGGCACGAATGCTGGCGGCGGGCAGGCCGTTGAGGTCCAGCAGAATTGCTGGTCGAGCGGATACGCTGGAACACCATACACGGATGGGAGCAGCAATCAGTGGTATGACATCGTTGTTGATCCTACGAAATCACAAATAGCGACGGACGGAACGACGACCACTATCAACTCGGCTGGACAGGTCGTGGCTACCCAGTCTGCCGGGTTTGTAAACGGCGGGTTTGAGCAAGGGTTGGTGGGGTGGACAGCATCGGGAGCGTGGGCTTCGAGCACAGCGCAAAATCACACTATCGGAGGCACTCACAGCGCGAAGTGCCCGACTATAGGGTCAGGTGTTGCTCTGCTGTACCAGTTCTTCACGGCCATTCCGGGGCAAGTTGTTGCCGCAAACGCTTGGGTATATGGGGACAGCGGAGCCACGGCTGCTGGCGTTTACCTACAGGCAGATTGGTTTAACTCGGTTGGTGGCTCGCTTGGTAGTTCCGCATACTCTAGCTCGCTAACAGCGGGTGCCGCCGCGTGGACGCGGTTCACCTCCCTGGTCACCCTGGTGGCTCCGGCCGGAACAGCTTCTCTCCGACTGGCTTGTTTTATTTCAGGCCCTACATCAGGCAACTGGTATTTCGACGACATCACGGTGCAGGTGCAGTCGGTCGATGGCCCTAACTACGTAGACACCAATGGAGCCCTCAACACCCACATAGACGGCACCACGATACACCTGGATGGCTCTAACAATATAGTCCTTAATACGTCAAATCTGGCCAATATGGTGCTGAACTCCGGCTTTGAAACCGGGGATCTGTCAGGATGGGCAAATGGCGGCAGCGGGGGTGTCGCGGTTGTCACAACGCCCGTCTACAGCGGTGCGTATGCGTGCCAGTTGACGCCAGCCGGGACTGGAGTCTCAGTGGTTGGGGAGGCTCAGTACCACGCGTGCGTCCCTGGTAACCAGTTTTACGTGGAAGTGTATGTACGGTCCACCTCCTCCGCAGTGGGACAGCCCGTAATCGCCACTAACTATTTCGACGGATCAGGCGGGTTCGTTTCAGCCAACAACATTGCGCTTGCTGCGGGGGCCAGAACTTCCTACGTGAAGCTCTCCGGTAACTTCACGATTCCATCTGGATGCTCCCAAGTGGGGCTGCAAATATACTGTCAAAGCGAAACTGGTACCGGAGCGCTGTGGTATGTGGATAGCGTGTGGCTGCAACCGCAGACGAGCACTGGGTCTGGTATGCAGCCGAACGGGAGTGGGGGCGTGGAGCAATACCTGGCTCCGCTGGGGGGCCTGGCGTTTGACGGTTCCGGACGCACTGAATCGAATCTTGGCTACACCATGCAGGTCAACGCCAGCAACCAGATTGTGTTGTCTAATTTGCCTGCCGTTGCTGGACTGCCATTTGTGCCGAGTGCGACCTACCCTGCTGGGTCGGTCATCTGCGATACTGTTGCGGGCACTGATCCAAGCACTGGGTTGGCAACTCCCGCTTACACGTTGTACCGGAATCCAACCGGAAGTCAATGGGTAGCGAGCCACACACCGGCAGATATGGTGGCTGGTGCCATTGCAACTGGTGTGACGCTGGCGGCGGCCCAGATCACGGCGGGGACGCTGGTGTCGGGAGTTGTGTATGCAGGGCAGATCAATTGCAGCCAGCTGAACGCGGGGACAATTGCGGCGGCGATCTCTCTAACTTCGCCCACTATTTCAGTGACGGGCGGGAGTCCGAATTATGCCACCGTTGAGATTGACAGCACAAACGCTGTGAAGGTGACGGACAACTTCTCGAACAGATACTATGCTCTGGTATTGCCGGGCAGTGTTGGAGTTAGCGGGACAACTGGCGGCTTTGTGACTGTCAATATGGTCAGTAGTTCCGGTGGATATTCTCAGGGGCAGCTTAAGCTGACTGATGGGAACGGTGGCGCGGGTTGGTCTCTCCTGGCGCACCTGATTAGCAGTGCGCGGGGCGGCGGCGGCGGTGTTATTGTGCCATCCACAGCGGACGGATATATTACGGGGACTTTGATTCCATCGGGGACTTCCATAGCGATTCCCTACTACGTAGTTTGAGGAGGTGAAATGAAGTATGTACGGAGCTTGGTTTTGCTGTTCGCTTGCGCGGCGCTGTTCGCGCAGGCTACGGGGGGATTCGCTGTCACAGCGACTCCTGGGTTCATTGGAAATCAGCCAGGGATCGTGGTGGCGTTTTCCACCGACAATCTGAGGATCGCGGGCGTGCTGCTAGAGATCTCCTGGGTGCAGGATGGAGTGCTGCACCAAATGACGGAGCTGCCGCGATTCGAGGGGCGACCGACACAGACCCTATTTTACAGCGTGGGTAGTGTTAGTTCGGTGACGGTTGTGGCCCGTGAGATTGTGAGCTTTGGGCGGTCGGCGGGAAGCGGCGGCGCAACGGAGTAAGGAACATGCCAATCACGGACGAACAGATTGATGCAATTCTGACTGAAAATGACGACCTGATAGCCGTGGCCATGCGGTTACAGGAGCGCAAGCGGAAGCGGGCGCACGCAGCGGCAAAGGCGGCGCAGCCGGAGTTGGGTATACGCTCGACGGCGGCGCATGACGCGCTTCTGGCAAAACTGAAGGCTGCGTGGGATGCGCCGCTCACCGTCGTAGAAAAAGGCGCGGAGCAAGGCGATTTCGAGTATCTGGTGCTGACCATTCAAGACTGCGTAGACTCGGGCGACGTGGAGGATCTGATCTTCGCGGCACTGCGATTGTCCCGCAAACTTCTGGCCCGAAATCCGCATCTATGGCGCAAACAAGACATGACGACAGCGCAGAAATAGCGCGTCCTTCCACGAGCGTCGCGGCGACGAGATTAAGGGAATGGCGAGCGCGCGACGGGTGCCGTGAAGCACCTGGTGGAGGGGAATCCCCCCACCAAGTGGCCAGGTCAGTTTTCCGATCAAAGCGGATGACTGGGCTGGCTGCCTGGTAGTGGAATTTCCGGCCTAAGTTGGGCTGTCGAAACGGGCGTGCTGCGAATGCGGCACGCCCGTTGTGTGTTTAACGATTGGACCGTCAAGCGTGGCAATCGTGCAGGGATCTCTTTCGCTTAGCCTGAACGGCATCACTACCACGCTCGGAAATATATACTGTTCTGGAATTTCGGATTATGGTTTGCAGATCCAGAACAATTCGGGGCCTAACATTCGAACCGTGATCAGCGATTATGGGATCTTCTCCTTTACGGGGACTACGGGGGCGCAGGCAACCGCGCTGTCAGGGACTGCCGCATCCGGTGGTGTTCTTGAGGTGTACGACGCTTCAGGCAATGTGACTATGAGTTTTCTGGGCTATAACAGCCTGCTGTCGATTACGAAGGGCGGCAACTCCATTCAGATATCGGCGACCACTGTGACGGCAGGTTCAGCGACGGCTGGATCGCAGACGCTTCCCAGTAACCCGGCTGGGTTCTGGACCATCTCGCTAAATGGGAGTACCGCGAAGATTCCATATTACAATTTCTAGGGGGTGGAACGATGAAACGACTGGCATTGCTTTTCTTGGCGGGTTGTTTGATGGGTGCGAGAGCGCAGGCACCAGAATTCACGGTGGGGATTGAGGCGCTGGGCAATGGCTACGTGCGAATAAACTTCATCACAAACGACCCCGTGGTGGGGTTTGTGGGGGAGTTCGAATACCAGCCGGTGGCTGGCGGAAACTGGGTTACGAGCGAGTTTTTCGCCCATCACTGGCTTCGGACCGGCGGCTATTTGGTGATGCCGTGCGGGGCGTGCGCTGGCCTCTATGTGACGGCACAGGAAGTGACGGGCCTGGGGCTGAACGCCGTGGCGTTTGGAGGACAAAATGAATAGTGCGGATACCAAACTAGTCCCAGAGGAAAAAGAGTACCAACCTGACACCTCTGAGCAGGCTATGCTCGATGCCATCGGATCGCAGATCCAGGCGCTACAGAGCGATTTACAGGCCGTGCTGCGGGCGATCTGCAACGCACGGAAGCTCCAGGGAAACTGGACCTGGGACGGTGCGAGGTTTGTGAAGACGTAAGCTTCCCAACGGCGTAAGGAAAATAAAAAAATGAAAAGCAGCCCGTCAACAATCAATTTTCCAAACATCACACCGGCTCGATGGCAAGAAATTTGTACTGCCGTCAGCGCCAAAGGATTTACAATAACCGGCAACTCCGGTTCTGGCTCTAAGTCAGGTGTTACGATTCAATACATCTATGTACCGGACTCTCAACTCCTTGAACTTGTAGTTAGCCGGGAGTGGTATGACCCGTCTATACAGTCTATCGAGGCTGAACTTACTGCATTAGTGAACTCAACCCAAGCCCTCTAACAAAGGAAGTGAAAAAATGGTAAAACGAATCACCCATTCATCCGGCAAGGTATTCTGTCTTGGCCGCAACCGTCCCAAGCCCGGCCAAATGAAACTGCACATGCGGAATGTTTTGAACCTGTCAAAACTTCCTACTCCCCCGACTACCTGTAGCTACAGTCCAGCAGCGGCCACGGCTTTGAGTCAGATGTATCTGAACGATCAGTATGGGGATTGCGTAATTGCCGGGATGGCACACACAGTTGGGGTGCTAACCGGAAATTCTGGCGTGGGCTCTACTATTTTTACACCGGCGCAGATTGTCTCGCTGTACAGCGACATTGGCGGGTTCAACCCCGAAAATCCACAGGCTACTGACAATGGCTGCGATGAAGTAACAGCTTGGACCTATTGGAAAAATACAGGAGCACCCGCAGGAGCTAACAAGATTGCCGGTTGGATTAGTGTAGACGGCACTAACCCGGCAGAGTATACGGCGGCTTGCTGGCTGTTTGAAAACTTGCTGTTCGGTGTTGAGCTGCCTGATTCCTGGATCAGTCCTTTCCCTTCAGAGCCTGGGTTTGTTTGGGACGCAGGCGTATCCGACCCTGACAACGGTCATTGCTTCCTTGGTGTCGACTACTACCCGGATGGAAGCGTTGCTATCGACACCTGGGGGATGCTTGGCCGTATTACCCCGGCAGCGATGGCTAAGAACGCTTCTACTGCGGGGTCTGGTGAGTTGTACGCAGTTGTCTCGCAGGAGTCGCTGATCAAAGCCACCGCTAAGGCACCTAGCGGTTTTGACTGGGAGCAGACGTGTGCCTATTTTGAAGAAATGGGAGGGGGGCTTTAACGTGGATACTACTCTGTGGTGGGCCATTGTTAAGCTGCCATTTCGCTACATTTGGGCGCTCATCAAAGGCACAGTAGGTAAGCCGTAAAAGGAGACTTATGATTTTGACTAATTCACTCAAACGTTACGCGGCACTGATCTGTCTGGTGGCTTCCACCGGGCTGATGGTAAGCTGCACTCAGTCCCAGGTTTCTTTTGCCTTCACTGCATTCACTGACGCCGTTGAAGGCGGCTCTATCGTAGCAACTGCCTTCTGCGGTGCTGGCACCATCCCCGCGCCAATTTGCACTATCCTGCTTCCGGCACTATCCAACGCGGCAGCGGCTGCCCCGCAAATTCAAACAGAGTTGGCTTCCTCGGACCCGCTGGCGCTTCAGGTAACTAAGTGCATTGCACTGCTGGCCCCCTTTGTAAATCAAACAATTTCGGGGAGCCCGCTTGCGCAAGAAATCATCGCAGGCATCGGTGTTGCAGCGCAGGCTTTGATTGCAGAGCTGCAAAAACTGATTCCGGCTGCTCAGGCTTTGGACCGTATGAACGCACACGTCGGTGCTCCGGCGCATATCCCTTATGCCTGGAAGGATCGTAGGACGCTTTCAGCGGGGGTCAAGAAATCTCAGGAAGCATTGGCGCGTATTGCTGCATATCAAGCTGCACACCCGGCAAAGTAAAATGGACCCCAACTTGACTAACTCAACGCTGATGCTCCACCTGGGAGCAGCTTTTCTTCTGGTTCACGGGCTTCAGATTATCAAGTCGTGGGCCAAGATTCCATGGATCTCAAAGCACACCGATAAGGCCAATATGCTTATCTCCGCATTGTGGGGGTTTGCCAGCGCCAACGGAATTATTCTGGTAGCCTCCCCGGATGGCTGGCTGAGCGGGGGCGGGACTGTTCATGTTCCCCCCATTGCTCAGTTGGGGGCAGCATTGCTGTCTTCTTTGGGACAGGTCATGTTACAACAAGCGTACTATCACGGCAGCGTAAAGACTGGGGATGCACCCACGTCTGCTTCTATAGCGCAAGAGGTTATGAAGGCGCTGCCTGCCTACTCAAAAGAAGGAGTAAAGAATGTCGGTGTTTAATTTAGCCGTTCAAGCGCTGCTTACAGAAGAAGGTGGGGCCTACGTTCCTAACGATAACGGACGCGGGCCTTCGAGATGGGGGGTCACTCTGATGACCTATCAAGCGTTTTACCCATCGGCAGTTGCTAAGGACATTTTTGGTTTAACACCAGAGGAAGCAATCGCTTTCTACCGTGCTGCATACTGGGTTTTCTACCAGTTGGGATTGATTGACGATCAAGACGTAGCTACCAAGATGCTGGATCTGACTGTTAACGTCGGACGCCCTGCAATTTGCTGGCTTCAGAATGCTGCTGGCGTAGTTGAAGACGGGATGCTCGGCCCTGTAACTGCCGCTGCGGTCAACGCCATGGTTCCGCAACAAGTTTTGACAGTGGTGCGGAAAGCAGGGGCAACCTACTACAACAATCTGGCTGTGCAAGACCCGGCAAAGTATGGGCCGGATTTGGCTGGCTGGCTAGCGCGTCTCGCCAAGTAAGTCCAGCACACGGGAGGCGTCTCCCACCCAGGTGTCATGCACAACATGAGTGCAGACTTCCTGGAGTGCCTTCGCCCTCATTTTTGCCGCCCATGAATGTTGGTCGGCAATGTCAATGTACCAGAGAACTTTATTCCCCGATTTCCTTACCCCTCTACCGTACCGCTGAATTGCCCCGTCTCTCCCCGGCATTGCGCTGGCGTCGATGATCATATCGACGGTCTGCACGTCCACACCTTTTCCAAACACCTTAGAAGCCAAAATGAGCGGAAGCTCCCTGGCATCCATAGCTTTCATGGCGGCAAGCCTGTCTTCAGATTCGCGCTCCCCGCTAAGAGCCTGATGTGGGATGTCTTCCAGCCGCTTTGACAGCACGCGCAGATGAACCCGGCGCTCGACCAGCACCACTACCCTGCGTCCGCGTTTCACGCCCTCCCGTGCCAGAGCTTCAACACAATCATTGCGTGCCCGGTTGAGTGCAATATGGTAGCGGTACTCAGCTTCCCGCGTTCCTCGTTTGATCCACTTACCTTCTGAAAGATATCCTGGCGCGGTGTCGCATAGGGGGTCATTGAAAGCAAGATGGCAAACTATGCCTGTGCTTAGATGGCCCTCCTCGACACCCTCCTGAATTGTGTACTCAAACAGCACCGGCCCGGCTAAGGCGATAGCAGGAATGTGTATGTGCGGCTTTCGCATCTGAAGTGTAGCAGTCAAGCCATACACAGCCTGCGGCCTGATCTGAGTAACGATGTCGATGTTACGCTTGTTCAGAGCTACATGAATTTCGTCAATGATCAAAACGTTCAGGGACTTAAACCATTTCTGGAATGCAGGGTTGCGACGGTGCTTGCTTAGCGTCTGAATTGTTGCGACCGAAACCCGCTTCGGGCGAAACACGCTGTGACCAACAACTCCAATCTCCCCCCCGACAACACTTTCAATTTGCCTGCGGGACTGTTCCAGCAAAGTTAGCTCATCACAGATGAACACTGCGGTGCCACGCAGTCGTTTGAGAAACCCACCTGCTAACTTAGTCTTACCGGCCCCAGTCGCTGCAAGGACAATGCCGCCCGTATTGCTGGCGGCTATCATGGCTTCGATGGCTTCCTGCTGGTAGTCTCGAAGGTCGTCGTCGCTCGCCGGGTTAAAAGCCAGTGACCTGCGCGTATCAGTAACAGCAAAGCGAAATCCGGCCTCCTCCAGACTGGCGTGTTTATCCAGCCACAGACCAGTTGCTACCCGGCCCCGCGCCATCATGTTTTTCACACCATCCCAACCAGGGGACTTGAAGTTGGCACTAGGGTCTTTGTAGGCGAAGTATGGTTTGATTTCAACCTGGGTATCCGGTGAACAGATGAAAGTAGTCCATCGGTTGCAGACTTGGACCGGGATTGTGGCTAAAGGTGGCATTAATTGGGAATTATATCGCAGTTTTCCGCCGTGGCGACGCGAGCAGACGGGCGAAAGTCACTTAGTTTTTTGCTCCTCGTTCCACAGCCTGCAGCGGTCCCCCAACTTGCAGCCGTCCCCCAACTTGCAGCCGTTCCCCAGCACGCAGCTGTACCCCAGCTCGCAGCTGTACCCCAGCAGGGATGATCTGATGCTGTGGCAGATATCCGGTGCCGGGCAGGGATTTGAACCCTGTTGACGCCGACTCGCACTCTCGTAGGATTTCGCAATGCTCCGTCACTCCAGTGGAGCGCTACTCACCTTCATGGCGTCTATCTTGCTACCCATGCGGTCGGTTCTTGATTGATACCCCAACTGTCCCGGCGCTTTTATTATACTGTTGAAGTTCTTTCTACTGCTCTTGCGTGCATCGCCTCGGCCTCTTCCCAGGTAGAGCAACGTTCCTGGTAGCACTCCTCGCCCTCTGAAAAAATCATAGTCTCAAACAACAGCGGAGTGGCACCCCCCCCCCCCAAAATTGTGATTCAAACCAAGGAACACAGTGGAGACAAATTTACCATTCACAGTTTCCTGCTTAACAATACGGTTTGGCTTCAAAATTGCTCTCGCCCACTTTTCCACATTATGCTCCGGTACGGCTTCATGGCCGACAAGAATAATAGTAGATCATTAATCATTGCCCTCCTCTTTTGATCCTTACTAAAACTGGAGCCCCCGTGTTTCGATACTGGGTGGCAATATGGTCCTGCATCTCTTTGGTCATCCGGTCAAACAGCTCAGTGATCTCCCATTCTTCCTCGGTCAGAGACGCGGCTCCGTTCCTGGTAGCGGCGCACCATTCAGGCTGGCCCGATATCCGCGATAGATCAAATTTCACAATCGGCTCTGGAGCATTAAGCCTGGGAAGAACGGGTGGCGGGGTAACAATAGGCTGCTGTTTGATCGGCACTGGTGGCTTCGTGTTTACACGAATTGGTTCTGGTGGTGGGGTGCCATACTGCAAGCTTCCTAATGGCTTCTCCTCACGATGGCTGTTGCCACGATACCCCATTCCACCGACACGTCCGGTTGGGATCGGTGCATCAGCGGAAGCTTCATCTAGATGTTTACAACTAACCGCCAGGAGGTCGAGCGCTTCGTTGGCATCGGCAGATCCGGCATCCCAGTCCCCATCGCGTACCGCACTAATGGCAGAGTTCAACTTCCCACAAATGATTTTGAGGCGGTAGGCAGCTTCCGCACGGGTGATAATGGACATTTTTTACTCTCCTATTCCCATCTGCGTTTTATCCGGGCTGTGGACCGGCTTCCTAGCTGGAAGGTCGCATTAGAATGGTCGAATTTGGCCCCTACGGAGCCCTAGGATCAATTGGGAGGGGTGGGATGATGGTTTTATACCATCCCACCCCTCCAGCCGTCCTAGTTGATGCGGTAGGACCGTTCTCCCTTGGGGTTCAGGAAGGACTCAATATCAGTCCCCGCCTTGCGCAGGTTGCTCACCATGCCGGTGACCGTCTTTTCAATCCAGCCAAACTTCTTGGCAATTTCCGCCAGGGTTGCACCAGTCTTCCGGCTCATCAGTTCAACCGCCAGAGCCTGCTTGCTCCCTGCTCTCAGTTCCTTCGGGGGGGATGATTTGGTTGCCGCCTTTTTCGGGGCGGGAGATTTCTTGGTCGTTTTCTTCGGCGCTTTTTTGTTTTTCATGGTGTTCACTTTCTTCGGTTCCGGGTCGCCAGCCGCAATCGGGCTTTCGTCGGCTGTTGCTACCGGGTTGGTTTCGTCGGACATAATGTGGTTTCCTTCTTTCTCCATGGTTTCGTAGCACTCGTTACCGCAATACTGGCCGTATCTTCCTTTCCAGCTAACGTGGATTGGTTTGCGGCACTCTGGGTTATCACAGATTAGCCGGGTGACCCCGGAACTACCGAACCCTTCCGCTTTCACTTCCATAGTGTAAGCCCCCTTGGTCTTGTTATGCAAGTTTTTCTTTAGATCGGTCAAACGGTGCCCCCAAGCGGTGTCAACACAGGCACGGGAGCAAAACTGTTCTGGCTTATTGGCTATGGCGTAAGGCACCATGCCAATGGGTTTCCCGCAGCCGGGCAGGTCACAGGTTTTGCTCAATGTCGAGCCTCTAAAAGAAAAAGCGGATGCTCCTTAATCCATGCCACCACCAGAGCAACGGCTGCGCGGTATTGGCTCCATGGCTGGCACTCTGGATGGTCTGCTAACTCTGCCGGGTCTTCCGGTCGCATCCAATACTCAATATCATGGATGACACAACCAACACCTACCTGTGTTAGAGAGTACGGATATACCAAGTACGGCTTGGCGCTTACCTTGTTACCATTCGGCAGGACCCGCCAGCCGTCTTTACCCGGTTTTATCAAATATATTTCTTCAGTTGTCATGTTTACTCCCTCCCAATCTGTGTGCATGATGGTGGCGCAATTCGGCTCAGCTCGTCAATAGCCTGAAGACGTGATACGCTGGCTGCTGCCGGGGAGACAACGCACCCTCGCGCAATGATGTTGCCATCCGTTGTTTTAACCACGGCGCGAACATCGTTCGATGAGGGCTTGCGCTGGAACGTAAGTGTATAACCATTGCCTAGGTCTTCCGCCGCTGGAATCACTGGCTCAGTAACTCCTTCCTCCTGAAACAGCTTACCCTCACCGCTATTCAGCGACATGAGCAAGTTCATAATACTCGGCTCTACTTCATCCCAGGAGTAGGTTGGGACTTTGACGACCATCAGGCTGTATGGGGATGCCGCTGCCAGATGAACGCCAGGAACTTGAAGTGCATACTCAACTACTGGCGCAATGAACTTATCATGGTCCTGTTCTTCCCCGCGAGTGACGGGGGAGCAAATCTTTTCGGTTAGTTCAGTACGGCTAAAATACAAGCGGGTGTCTTCATTTTCAGGAACGACCATCCGCTGAACTGGTGCTGGTTGGTTCATTTTTTGCTCTCCTTCTGAAATTGTCAATCTGTATGATCATACGTCTGGCCCGGCGCATTCGATGCGCTTGGTAGCGCCGGGCTACCCAGTCTGTAAGTAGCATCCAGCCCAGTGCCCAAATTAATAGGGCGCACACGATGATGACGTAGAGTGCAATCCATTGATCGGTGGACATTGGGCTACACCGCCGCGCCCGACGCTGGTTTCATTTCACAATCCCGCACCAGATAGAACCCTCCGCACGATGCTTTGGGGTCATCCATCATGATCACGGAAATGTTGCCATCTTCATTATTATAAATTTTGGCAATGTACCCCGTGCCAATGCCAGGGATGGTTACTCGATCTTTCACGTTGAACATTTTGCTCTCCTTTTTTTAGTAGTCCTCTCGCGCCTGATCATAGTGGGTGTCCCCGTCGTCTTCCGGGTCGTCTTCCGGGTCGTCTTCCTCCTCCTCCTCCTCCTCCTCGTCTTCCTCCTCCTCGTCTTCCAGGTCATTGCCGTTGTCTACAGCACCCTTCATCCACAAACAAGACTCGGCACTCGATAGGCAATCGAGTTTGGACTGGAAAGCGCAGTCTTTTGGAACCACGCCGCCACGCACTACAATATCTCCGGCTGCGTTCTTAACCACGGCTCGGACTTGATCTGTGCCGGGTTTGCTTTGAAAGCTGAGCGTGTAACCGCTGCCCAGGTCGGATGGTGTGATGTCGTCAGGTTGCATTTTGTTTTTCCTCCCCCTTTACCTTGTCGCTGGCGGCGGGTATATGCCGATCCAGGTACATGCTGCAATTTGGTCGTTCTCCCGCGTCGTAATATCCGAAACCTTCTTGTCGATGGTTGCGTTATAGACGGCGGCACATTTTTCAGTAATGGTCGTCGGGGCCTTCACAGGCTCCGTGGTATCGGGCATTGAGGTTGCAGCACTGAAGCTCTCGCGGCTTCGGGTCACGGTTCCTAACAGAATCATCAGAAGGAACAGTAGTGCAACTGAAAGTAACACTATGGCTTTCATTAGGTTTCTCCTTTGTATTACATTATACGCCTTTTACTTCTACGGTTCGCTTGCCAATTGTCCAAGCGTTGCGACCGGCGTCCCACCGCACGTAGCAGAAGGCACCCGGCCCCTCTTCCACAATGAAGAAGCTTCGGTCCTTCGCTATGGACACCAGCGGGAGTACAGCACGGTGACCACTAGAGTGGATGACTACCTTACGGTTAAGTTTCTTCACAGGTTGCCTCTTTCTGGTCCAGACTTGGGACTGAACCTTGTACATTAAACAGCGGGTTTCCCCGCTGTCCCCTCTGTATTTTTACTGCGCCATTCCTCTGATCGAACCGCCAAACAGCGGCTCAGACTTGACGATCTTTGCCGTCTTCAGTTTCTTCTCATCCATGAACTCACTGGCTACACGAACAGCCCGGCCCCATGCTTCGGGTGAGTCTACCCTTACGGTGTAGCTCCCATTGCCACTGTCTATTACATGGCAGCGGACTTGATTAGGCGGTAGCACTAGTTGGCCAGCCAAGTCGTAGGCTTCCTGCTCTACGACAGTGTTAAACAGATCCAACTTCGCTTTTTTTATCATTTGCTCTCCCTTTTACGCGGTGGGCTTAGAAACCTCCGCAATCTTTGTAATCCCTATGGCAGTTCGGTTAAGATTGAATGCTTGCGAGGCATTGCTGGAAGTCAAACGGGGCGTCCCCCGAACCTTTATATCCCTTGGTAGGGCGGGGAATTTATCTGGCGCACCAGCTATTCTTACCCTAACTTACCAGCAACACCTCGTAGGCACTCAGCCTACGTTTCTTTGCTCTATCCTCTGCGATTTAGGCAACCTGCGATACAGGCTTGCACGATATGATACGGCCACCAGTGGGCCGGGAGAAGAACCCAAACTTGGGGTCTTTGTCGCTTGGTTGCACCGTGGCGCGAAAAGCGATGTAGTCCCCAACTTCAGCAGGCGGCTCATAGGTCCCCGCAGCGCCCGCAGCAGCGTCGTGCATAGCCATAAGCGAACCCCACACCTTATATCCGGTATCGTGTTTTACGAGGATCTTGATGGATGGCCCGAATTGGTAGGAGTTCTGAAGTTTGATGCTCAGAACAGTGCCTTCGATATCAACGCGTCCGATGGGGCAGTCGGCGGCGCTGGCTGCTTCGGCTGCTTTCTTGGCAGCGCGTTCTGCGTCGAGTTGCGGCTGGATCTTGGCCCGGTCCAGTAACGTCCGCAGGAAATTGATCTGCTTGTCACTAATCGAACCATATTTAACCAGCTTCACCACGATGTCGCGGATGATAGACTCGTTTTTGTGGGTGCTCAGAAAGTCACTATAGAGCCTCCAATAATCGGCCCGGTCAGCATCGGTCCATGGCGTCCCATCCATGCGGGTGGGGTTGCCGTCAGCGTCCAACTTGTAGGCATAGCTGAACCCTGCATAGCCGCCAGCGTAGATAGGCCAGCAGTCGGACAAGCCAGCGTCAGCCAGGATCTTTTCGGCCTTGCGCTTACCAGCCCGATTCTTGGTAGCATCCTTCACGGCGGTCTTGAACACTTCGGCGTCAACCATTCCCATGCTCATCTTTTCAGCGCAGTCGAGGCCGGTACGGATGTAGGCATTGGTTTTGACGTGGTAGAACAGCGCGGTATAGATGCAATGGGCTCCGCAGACCATACAGTTACCACCGTGGTCATGCGTAGCATAGGTGCCCCCCGTGGTTGCCATGTGCCGCGTGATCCGCGCCCGGCACTCCAGCAGGAAGGCGTTAACCCCCCAAAAGCCGCAGTTATACGGATGTTCGTAGCTTACAAACTGGTAATCGGCGGGGACGATTACCGAAGGACAGTGAATATCGGTTCTGGTAAACATTAGGTTTGCTCTCCTTTGTCCTCTGCATTTATCCGGGCTTGGAACCGGCCATGGCTGCATTACAACCGGCCCCCAAAGGGCCGGTGAAGGTCTATAGTCCGAAAAACTTAAAACCGTTAGTGGACGCGCCGGTAATCACTTTGCCGATAGCGCTCAGCGACGAGTAGAACTGTCCGTTGCTCAGCAGCTCAAAACTGTTATGCGCCGCGATCCTAACTTGGTAGGTCGTGCCTTTGTGCGTCTTGGTCAGGATCGTGCCGTCCACAGGGAGGCGCGGGTCGCGGCCACCAGGGGTCTTCGGTACGTAGGTACGGGTTTTAGGGGCTCCCGGCGTGGCCGATGCAGCCACGGAGCTAGGTGCCGCTACGGGGCTAGGTGCCGTCGCAGTGGGCATAGGCGCAACCTTGCCAACGGGCTTGAATGCGTCCCGATCCATGGTGGTTGCCCAGTTGCTAACCTGTGTGGTCATCAGCGGGAGGACAGTCATGAACTTGCCGCCATCCAGCTTATAGCCGTTAAACTTTGGGTCAGCCGGGTCTTTACCGACGAACTTCTGGCTAGCCACCATTGCGGCTGGTTTCAGCTCGTCGAGCGCCAGCTTCAGCGCCGTTACCCCAACCAACTGGTTAAGCTCTGCAAGGGGAAGGATAATCTCTGGCTGATCAAACCGATAATCGCGCTCCGTGGCGGTAAGCGAAAAACTGTAGCGGATATGCGGCCCAAGTGCTTCGTTAAGGTTGTTGATGACCCTCTGCATAGCCAGCACAGAAGGCTTAGCCTTGGCAGCAAGGGCATCATCCAGTTTGGGAAGGCCCTTCGTGGCCCAGACCTTTTCAAACAGGTGCAGGGCTCGATTCCACGCCGCGCTCCTCTCACCGGGCATATTGTAGCCGTCATTGCCAAGGTTGGCGCACTTTACGGCGGTTTCATACGTCTTCTGCCGGTCGGCATCCAGCGGGGCTTGGTAGAGCAACTGGATTACATGGTTTGAGTACCAGTCCACAGCGGCCTTAAGGCCAACCATGGGAGTCGTGGGAACCCATTCATACGCCTGCTTAAGAACGTCTAAGTCCAGTTTCGGACCAGCGTTCACAATAATAGGCGGCGGGGGTGCGTAAGTACTCTGGTAAGTGCTGGATGAACGTCGTCTACGGGGCGGTGCAAACGGGTTGCGGCGTGCCATAAAATTTGCTCTCCTTCCCTCTGCAATCTCTACACGGGCTTGGGACCGTCGTTGGCTGCATTAAAGGAAATACCCGGCCAGTCCCGTTATAGAGGAAAGGCCGGGTCAGATACAGGGTCAGGCGGGAGGCAATGCAACGGCGGGGGCAGGCAGCATCAGGCGTGCAACCGCCAGTTTGAACTGCGTTTCGAAGTCGCGCTCCGAGTTGACGGTGACAAACTCGCCACCCAAGGCCAAGCACGCAGCTTTCAGACCGTCATTGGCACTCTCACACCCAACGTGGATGTAATCCATCACCACACCGGATGCCTTGAGCGCCGGGACCCAGGAACCAATCGTGTTATTCGCGTGGTAATCCTCACCGTCGCTGACGATGATGAAGTGATGCAAACCTACTGGACTGGGCTTTGCGCGGCAAACGTCGATAGCCTTACGAATCGCACCCAGAATGTTGGTGCCACCACCAGTAGACTGCTCATACGTGCCATCCAGTGAGAAGCAGGTTTTCAGCCTATCCAAAGCAGACCATAAGTCTTTCGGGTCACCATCGTCAAATAGAACCACTGGGCGATCACCGAAGGGGATGACTGAAATCTTCGAATTGGGGTACTTTTTGAAGCGGTTTTCAAGCTCTTGCTTTGCCAACCGCTTTACAAGGTCGATGCGGATGGGCTCTTCATGCCCTGCAATTAAGGCCAGTGGATCACCAGCCACTTGACTGTTCATACTGCCGGAACAGTCGAACAGGAAAACCAGCTTGGCGTGTTCATCGTAGATGCCGCCAAGTTTCTTCAGGACCGAGTTGCTTTTAGCAACATCGGTATGGCGCAGGGTAATCTCACTGCCGCCGTCGAAGTCTTCATTCAGTTGCATAAAATTTGCTCTCCTCTTTCCCGTTTAGTTGGTTATCCAGCCGCACCATCGTGGAGGTAGGGTTTAGCGGCCAAGGGCGACACGGCTTAGCAGCGGTGTGCCCTGAACTTTTTGGTTTGTTTCGTCGCAATTGAGATTTAACTGGTACGCACCAACAATCGCTCTTGTGGAGCCGGATGCGCACTTCATCAGGCGCTCAATCGTGCTTCGCCTTTCCGATGACAGGATGCCGCTCATCGGCGCTTCCCCTTTCGGCTACTACCACGGCATTGGCGATTTATCTTCTTTTGCGCGATGCAGAATTTATTAAGTCCAGGAAGGACTGCATCATTGGCTCAGGTACGCTGCTTGTGGAGGGTTCGCTTACTCAGTCTGGCTATTTGGTTTTCAGAGATCAGGCAGGGAAGGTTTGGCCGGGGGGCCGGTCCCAATCGCTTCATCTCCCTACAACTCTATAATATAATAGTCAGGGCCTGAAGCACAAGGTTTTAGCCAATTTATTTTGCCACCTAAAGCTTGTATTTTCACAGGCTTGCAAACTTTCGTCTTAACCACTCAGCTAAAAGCAAGGCGTCAGCTCGGCCATCCATGGTATCCACACGCCCCCGGTCTTTGCGAAATGAAGCTGTGGGAAATAGATGGCTGGCACACACGATGGATGCCGACTTGTCGCTGCCGCTGGTGATGCCCATTTCACGTTTCCACTTTGCAGGCTCGATTTTTTCATACGGCATTCGTAGGGCGGCAAGAATGCCAAGCCACAAGCCGAAGCCGCTCCCCATCGAAAACATACTCGTAACACCCTGACCCGGCATTGCGTGTACGTTCTCAATCCCCACCAACCGCACATTTTTAGAGAGCCTTTCCAGGATTGACACCATTTGGGACTCTACGTATACACGCTTATGGCCCTTCGCTTTTTTGACGGTGAGGGTTGGCGTATCATCGAGGGCAACCATATTTCCCTTATGATCAATCACAGCTACTGCACCGGACAGACCGGGGTCGATTCCGACGTAGATCATAGTAATCTCTTCAAATCAGAAATTGTGTTCAGGATAGCTCGACTGTCACTCGGTGTTTTCGCCAGAACAAGCTTCTTGCCATTTGGTAGTTCATACACCGCGTGCTTATTCTGGCGAGTTAGCTTGGCTCCGGTTTCCTTCATCAACTGAGCTAGGCGCTGTTCTGGGTTGCGGATGTAAGATGGTGTCGGTACTTTTGTGCTGCATCTGTCGAGTTGAACAGGATTGCTCCTAACGTTGTTGTCTGAATCTGGTATGCCGCTGCCAGCGTTCTTCGCGTCTCGATTGTCTTGTCTTTCTCCTGGAGGCTGAAGTAGTGGTTGCGAATTTGCTGTTTCTGCTCTAGCGTCAGCTTGGTTGTTTCCTTGTGGTTGCGATGTTTTTTCAGTGGTAGGGCTAGCAGCGGCTCCCCTCCCCACGGTGGAGCTGGCGCTACCACTTGGGGCAAGCCTTCGCTGGCGTCGAAAGGGGGAGGCTCAGAGGCACCACCTCCTGTGGTTTGTCCCATGAGCACCATCAGTGGGGTTAGGTCGATGTTTGCCATTTTGCTCAGCTCGTCTGAGTACGACTTGAGCATGTCGCTCATGTCTCGCATGTCACGAGCTAGTTGTTTTAGATTCATTCTTTGTCTCTTTCAATTGCAGCAATCGCCGCATCCCAATGTTTTTTAGTAAGCACAAAAGTGTGCTGCCCATTTTTGGCGTTGGTTACTATCACAGCAGGCTCAAGATAGGAGTGCAGTGACAGTGTTCCAAATATAGCGTGGCGAGCTTTCGCATAGGCCACAAATGGTTCCAGCGCCATCCTAAGCTTTTCGATCTCGGTTGCTTCCGGCTTCGTCATTATTTGCAGGGCTCCTTAGCAAGCCACCGGCTACGGAGCCACTTGGCAATGTAGTCAGGTAGGCTCTTAACCAGCGGAAACTCTTTGTCGCCCGTTACACCGCTGGGCTCAAAAGCCATCAACTCCAGCTTCTCAACAATTTTCCCCAAGGGTACACCGTGCTGCAACGACAGAGAAATCATCACCGCTAGAGCGTTGCACAGGCCGCGTTCAAAGCTACCCACCCGCTTGGAAACCAGAAACACTTCACCCGGCGTCCCATCTTCAAGAAGACCAACGGTGGCATAGCATTTGAAGTCCCCGATGCGGAATTTTTTAGTCACAGCAGGCCGTTCTTCCGGCATCTTTTTGCGAGCTGGCATTACGACACCTTTACTTTAGCAAACACATGCCCATACTTGAATTTTTCCAGCCGGAAGCAAAGTACATTCAACTCCGCTTCTAGCTTTTCAACTTGCTCTTCGGTTAGATCCACTTCACTGTCAACAGATGCAATCAGCTCTACAAACATTTTCAAATCTCCCTTACAGTAGTTATACCCTTTTCCTTTACGCACTCAAGCCGGTAGTCGGGTTCCAAAGCACCCAATATTTGTTCAGAGTGAGCAATTACCATCACGTGACCGAAACGCTCCACGACGGAATTCAGGCCCTGCGCAAAGGCCACGGCATTGACCGGATCGAGCCCATTAGCGGGTTCGTCCAAGATCAGTAGATTGTGCCGCACCAAAGCGTCACGAAAAGCAAAGGCAGCAATCAATGCAGCCAGCCGGGTTTCCCCCTCTGACTGATCCTTAATTGTTTTGCCACCGTGAAGATTATGAACGTGAACATCAATATCGCCATCGGCAATATCGAACTCAATGTTGATTTCACCTTTAGAAAATATCTGGCTGTAGCGGGAGGCAGCAGCATTAAGGTGCGGGGCCGCAATGGAGCACAAGTAGGCTGGCAACCCATTCCGGCTTACGGTGACACCGCAAAACTCCACGAACCGCTTTTCATTCTTGATGGCTTCAATAGCCTGCTCATGAACAGACTGCACATTCAAAAGGTCGGCAACCCGCCGGTCCCTTTGTTCCAATGTTGCCTTCAACTGTGCTCGAACGACTGCCTGATCATGAAGCTTAGCTATACTCTGTCTAAGCTCATCCAGTTCTGCCTGCACCGTGCGATTCTCTGACCGCCACTCTTGGATATTGTCCAGACGCTTCTGCCGTTCGGCTCGATTGGCATTCCCTAAACTCTCAGCATAATCGGCGGCGGCAATGTAGGTTTGAATCTGCCCTTCTAAAAGAATTGTAAAATCCTCCAATGCAGACGCCAGCACCTTGCCACCGCAGGTTGGACATTTCCCCTTCCCCTTCAACCCAATCGCAGCATCCTGTTGCTTTCGTAATTCACTGGCGGCGCTTTCAGCCCGAATCCGTTGATCCAGCAGAGCCTCAAACTTCTTTTGGTTTTCCTTGAGTACTGGTTCAAGATTGGCAATGTCCTGGTCGTTGGCGCGAATATGATTTTCACACAGAGCTAAATGTGCCATCATAGCTGATTGAGATTTAGGATCTTCCTTTGGCAGTTCCGCTAGCGACTTGTACACCTCGGCCCGCTCTTTCAAAGTTTCTGCCAGCACCCGCTTGGTGGCCTCCAGTTCACCCTCTGTTTCGTCAATCACACGCTGGATGCGGAGCACCGCTTTGCGGATAGATTCATGCGCGGCTAGAAACCGATCAAGGCCAAGCAACCGGCTAAATAGCTCCTTGCGTTCTTTCTCCGTGCCAAATACCGACCCGATTTCCCGCTGCCCAATATAGACAGAGTTTGTAAGCACATCCCAAGTTAGATTGGTGATGGATTCAATCATCCGCTGGGTGGTGTTCTTATCGCCCATCGAAATCTCTTTGCCATCACGCCATACCTGCACACTAGCGGGGCGGCGACAGCGGATAATAAGCAATTCGCTGCCGTCAGGGAGGATGGTGATAGACCGAATACTGGCTGTCTTCTTGGAGTTCAGCCGCGCCCAGCCATCGTCAACTTGCCCCTTGAACGTCTTGCCGGTAAGCGGAAGGAATGGCAGCGTCACTAAGCTCGACTTCCCACTCCCATTACTTATATCTCCCTGGTCACTATCCCAATCCAAATTCCGCCCGGTAACCACGGTAAGCCCTTTGCGGTCCAAGGCTAACTTGACGTGCTCGAAACATAGGGTGTTGGTAGCTTCAAAAGATTTGAACCGCAACCCCTGTACACCCATCAATCCAATATGCGGTAGATACTCTTTAAGGTAGTCAACCACCTGATCGGCGTCGGCCCCCTCTGGCACTATAGAGCGGGAAAGATAGTCACGCAGAATATCTTCGTCGGACCCTTTGATATCAAGGGTACCTGTGACCGGCGCGGCTTTCTGAAAATCAGGAATAATATGAAGGATAGCCCCCTTATATTTAGCAGCAACGCGAGCGCGGACTTCCTCAATTTCCTTGACGGGATCTTTATAGACAGGCACTTTGAACCGGACGTGTGCTTTATCCCAGGACGCGGGCGCGTGAAATCCGGGGGCAGTCGGGTCATACCAACTAGGTATGGTAGATGGAATTCGCGTAGTGGAGATCACCCGGCGCTTTTCCTCACCAGTAATCCTTTCGGGGATGCTTAAAATGAGAAAAGACTTTTCCTGGTTTGCCTCTCCCCAATCCATACAAAATGGGGAGCCAGCATAGTGGATGTTTGGCTTGATGGTCTGAGCTTCATGGATGTGCCCACCGATGCAAATGTCATAGTTAGCAGCGCAGATGTCATCCGCCGTAAATGCTTTGCCTTTGGAGTAGCCACCTTTACATCCGCGTATTTCGTTGTGAAACACCAGGATGCGCAGCCCCGGCTGTTGTAACTCCCAGGACCGATGAAACGCTTCCACCTGTCGGTTATGGTCGCGGAAGTAAGGAACCATGTGCAGAAAAACCCAGTATGGAAGCTTTACTACGTCAACATCCTCAAAGATTGTAGCGCCTGCTGCCTCAAGCGTAGGCAGAAGGGTAGGGACGTTATCTTGAGTAGCAATGTTGTCATGGTTACCGCGAAGGACGTAGAAAGCTGCTGCGCCTTCTCCATACCGTTGACAGGCTGTAAGAATTTCTGTGGTGGCACGGACGAGGAAGTTGGTTACCCTAACATCAACCGGGTTGAAGGCGTCTTTGACATCACCCAAATGAACAACGTGGGAAATATTCTCCCTGTAGATTAGCGCGAGTACTTGCGCGAGCGTCTGTTCGCAGCGGTCCAGGTTGCCAAGCGCAGCTTGCCAATCACCTGTAAATAGTATTTTCATTGCGTCTGCCGTCCCAAAAGCCTTACCAAGATATCTACCCGGCCCGATACCCTAAGCTTTCGGTAGACCATTTTGGCATGCTGCTGATATGTGTCATGGTTAATCATAAGCTGCTTGGCTATCTGATACCCGGTTAGAGAAGTTTGGACAAGTAGCGCGTACACTCGCTGCTGGGCAGGAGTCAGCTCAACGGTATGCTCCCCCCTCATTCTTTGTGGTTGCCGAATCGCGGCGGTTGCCATTTGTAGCCTGCCTGTTGAAAGGGTGGTGTAAAACCATCAGCCTGCCTGTGAGAATGCAGCCTAGAGCCTCCCAGCGCCAATAAAACAGTCCTCTAGCGGTCTAAAATAGGCTGTTTGGGCTGAGCAATCTGGTTTAACATTTTCTGGAGCATGCCCCATTTCGGGTGGGCCTCCAGGATATACAACTCTTCCCTGTTGTGTCGGATGCTCAACTTCCCATCGACCAGCTTTACTACGGTCCACTTATTTGGTTCCATTTGCGTCCTTCTTTCGATTTATCACCATCTGCACCGTGGTTAGAGAAACCCCTAGTCTAGCCGCTATTGTCTTGTGCTGTAGCCCCTCCAGATACCGCTTCCAGATAATATTGTCCCGTTCGACGGACTGCTCCAGAGTCAGCTTTCTACCTCGTGGGCTCGTGTTCACAAATCCTCCTTTTCAGGACTGCCCCCCTCTATATCGCTTGCAAATTTTGTACAGTGTACCCAACAACCAAGGCATCATCGAGCTTTCATCGAATGGTGAATTACTCAAGTCGAGTAGCCCGGCAGCGGCTCGTTCCTGGCCGGGTGTGGACGCCTCCCGAATTAAACATCCGCGCAGCCAACCTGCCATGGAAGCGCGAATCCACCGGGCTTCATCTGGCTGGGCATCCTTCATAATGCCTATCGCTGTTTTCCAAGTACCCGCTGTAACCGCTTTGCACAATCGGAGTGTGTCGATAGTTACTCCGTCAACGCCAGATACAGCTTCATCTGCGCTTGTGCCTGCCGCATACTTCTCAAGAGACTGTAGTAGCAACGCGGGGGCGTTTAGCTGCATCAGATGGCAAGCTTCAAACAGGTCAGCCAGTGGACGAGTTATCCCTGCCTTCGCTGCTTGTGCTATGAGAAAATTCTCAGCAGCGGTAATGCCCAGCCCCTTAAGCTGGTAGCTGGTACACCGGCGTCTTAAGGTGAGCAGAAGCTTAGTTGGTTCAGTGGTGCAGACGATCCAGATAGTTGACGCTGGTGGCTCCTCAAACGGGGTAAGAAGCATATTCTGCGCGGCGTTGGAAATCTTCTGCGCCTCATCCAAAATAATCACCCGCTTACCATCAGGGTTAATCGGCTTGTACCGGCTCTGCTGGACTACCCGGCTAAGCTCATCCACCCCGCTTACGTCGCTGGCGTTAATTTCATGGATGGCAAAGTCAGATCGTTTCCTCCAGCAGTCGATGCAAGGATCACCCCACAATGTTTGGTGTTCACATTGATAGGCAATGCTCAGAATCCTAGCAATAGTTGTTTTCCCACTACCAGACGGCCCGTGAAACATCCAAGCCCGTGGGGGTCGCTTAGCAACGTGGTTACGAATTGCTTTAACAGCGGCTTCTTGCCCATACAAGTCTGACAGCCTTCTTGGACGTAGTTCTAAGCTAAGTATTTGGCTCATCTTTGATCGCTACCGACCCCTTTTGTTCTGCAATCCATGCAGCCACCAGCGCAATAGCTGTTCAGTTAATACTCTTCTTCTTTTTCTTTCGAGCAAGCTATTTTGGCATTGACGAATTCAATCGGACCTTTGAACATGATGCGATATCCAATAGCTGACTTCTCCACCCCACCACATTTATTTTTGTTGTTCTCAAGCAGCCCGGTAATACCAATCACCTCGCCTCGCTGCACAATCCTGCTGCCCTTCACACGCCGGGCACGCCCCTGAATATGAGCGTAGAAACGGATGGCATTGCCCCCTGTGGCATACGTCTTAGTCATGCCTGAACGTAGCTGATTAACCAGATAGATGATGGCGTTACTAGTCTGCGCCAGAGAAACCCAACGGCGCATGAGCCTACCGACGAGCTTAGGGTGTTCCATATCTGTCTTGTAGCTTCCTCCCAGCCCGGCAGCAGAGTCGCCTTCAGTAAGCAGCGCGGCGATAGAGTCCACAACTATCATGTACTTAGGTTTTCTAAGCACGTCAATACAGGTTTCCACCTCCGATAGAAGCTCTTGAGCCGATGATAGCCGTGACTCACGTTCCTTTCCAAACTTACCTACAAACGGTTGGATCAGGATAAGTTTCTCAGGGTCAAGGCCGCATGTCGGTGACTTACTGCCACCGCAATTGGAGCAGTCGGCTTCCTTCACCAAGCCTGTCCCGCTACATTTAGGACAGGCTTGCATCTTTCGCATCAAAGCCCATACAGGGTCGAATGAGTTTTCCAGGTCGCACCAGATTACCACCGCGCCATCGTGCTGGGCTAACGCAGCGATAGCCATAGTTAAGGCACTTTTCCCTACAGACTCCCAGCCAGATATCTCTGTAATCTTTCCATAGGCAATGCCTTTATCCCGGTGGCCCAAAACACCGTTCAGATTCGGCATACCCGTGTTAAGCCACTGCGTCGGTTCCCACTTTAGAGCAACATGCCCTAAAGTCTGCCGAATCTGATCCAATGTTTTGCTGGTCATGGTTTTTCCTACCTTCGTCTGGGAGGCGGGGCCGGTGCCGGGGTAGACTTCTTAGCGGGAGGCGCAGCCGTCCTTCCCGCAGGGGCCGGTACGGGCTTCCTTACGGGGGCCGGTACAGGGCGTCTGGGCGGGGGAGGCGGCGCAGGTTCATCTTCGGGTTCCGGTTCAGCCTCTTCCACTACATACTCCTCCTGCTCCGGTTCCGGGTCTGCTGCATACTCCTCCTGATCAGGCTCAACGCCTTCAGAAAGTACTTCGTCAGCAACAGCAGTGTCTTCTTCAGATGTGTTCTCAGCCTCATCGTCAACCAGGACCTCTGCTTCTGCCTCTGCTTCTGCCTCTACCTCATCCCGGCGCGGACGGCCAAAATAAGCCGACTTCTGATCTTCCTCGTCATAGGCTGATATCAAGCTATCCAGAGATTTCACAGCTGCCAGGATTGCAGCAGGGGCACTGGTGGGCGCGTCATCAGTATCAATCTCCGGGTAGCGCCGCTTCATCCCCTCGCCGGTGGCTGTTACGTTGATGTTATAACCCTTCACCGGGTCAATGATGTCTTTCTTGCCGTTGAGAATCCGCGATTTGATACGGATGCCCAAAGACAGCTGCCCACCAAGGACCATTTTCCACGGCTTAGGCAGGGCAAACTTTTGCGTGTCGGGGTCGATCCTGCTGGCGTTCACGATAAACTGATTCTTGGCCGTAAGACGTTCGGCAATAGCAGCCTTCTTCGCGTCACCAGATGCTTCCAGCTCAGGAATTTTTACATCACAAAGCCAGCATGGACCCATACCGTCTTCATTTTTACCGCAAGGAAGGATAGCTTCGTCAGGGCCGATCCCGAAATGCACACGCACCTCCCGGCAGGGCTTATGCAGAATTCCTTTGGGGCTAACCTTCCCGTCAGGTGTCAGGTCTTTTTTGTCGGGAAGGATTCTAACGGTGTTAATTCCGACAGCCAGTGACAAGCTATGACCGGCCATCTGCTCTTTCAGGCGTTCTCTCTCTTGGGACTTCCAATCGCTCATTTTGAACACTCCTTATTTTTGGGACTGCTGTTTGACTCCAGATTCAGCATCGCAGCCAGACTCCGACGCTTCTCCTGGAAGTAGGTTTTGACAACTGACCGGGCTATGATCCAGACCAGGGCCAGTGCAATTACGATTAGTATAACGGCTTGGATCATAAGAAACTATTCTCCTGGGAATTTTTCCTTCATCTTACGCCGCAGTTCCGCAGCCTTCTCCGCGCCAGCTTCGGCAGAACGTTGCAGACCAATTTCATCACGGGTCATCTCCCCAACAATTTTCAGGCAGTCCCGGCGCATACGGAAAGCCTCAACTACCAGCTTTGAATACTCCTCCTGGATGTCTGCCTTGGCACACGCCAGATCCAAACCGCTGACACGCTTGTCAGTGAGGAGTAGTGCGGCAATACCATCTTCAGTCGTCTTAACTCCATTGTCCCTGGCATCCTTACGAATTTCCAAGCTCCGCTCGGCCCGTGATTTCTCCCACTCCATTTTGGCATTGGTGCTAGCCTCCAAGCATTCCAGACGGAAGTGGATGGCTTCGACGAACAGAACAGCATTCTCGGCGGCAGCGTCTACTACACGGTCAGGGGAGAAGCCAATTTTGGTTAGTAGCGACGTGATTGTAGTTTTGGGCAAAAATATTTCCTCCTTTGTTTTGAAAATGGGGCCAGCCGCTGCCACGCGACCAGCCCCTGTTTATATTCGATTTCAAGTCGAATTGTGGATTAACGCTTTAAGTAGTTCTGTCACTCGCTGCCGATAGTCCACTGTCTGCGACGCCACGCCAAGGAGGTAGGACGCACGGAGTTCCAGTGCCCTCACAATCGTCGGGCGCGATCTGTTCTCGCGGCGAATCCACGCGGCGAAGGCGCTTAGTTCACTTATGCAGCAGCCCATGGTCTTTCCTCCGAGTTCCGTTTGATTTCATCACCTTGCCGGTCAACTGGAACAAGCCTACGCCATCGTGGTAACTACGAACGATTGCGATAGATCGGTCATCATCCCCATCAACCCGTCTCCCAAGCAAATACACCCAGGCGGGATATCGTAGAGAGATTTAGGGTTAGCGCAAGTGTTTTCTGGTTCTGGGTCGATGGCTGAATAGTCCGGGTACCCGCTTGATGTCGCAGGCGTGCCGCCCTTGACCGCGATCAGCTCGTGTAATTTGGGATGTTTCTTTGTGTCAGCCATTTTCTCCAACTTAAACTTTTTGGTGGAGCCTACTTCCCTTTCGGGTTTCAGCCCCTCGTTTTGCCTACGTCAGTATTATACTGTTTTGGTTTCTCTTAGAGCGGCGTTTTGCTTGATTGAGCCCGACTCCTTAAACTGATCAGCGATAGACTCTAAAAAGTCTTCCTCCCAGTGACCGCCAAGAAGAAATCCTTGAGCGTGTCTCCAGCCATGCGAGATAATTGCGCTTCGTTCGCTTGAGCCACTGCCAACTGCTCTTTCAGTGCGGCGTTCTCGGACTTCCAGAGCTCACGCTCTTGCTTGTTGTTGGATAGCTGAAGTTCGAGTTCCAACTCCAAGCCTTTTACTTGCGCGGATAGCTTGGCGTTCTCTCGCAATGAGTCGGATAGTTGTGCGTCAAGCATGACGTAACCTTCCTTCTCAGCCTTGAGGTCATCCACCAACTGTTGCCAGTGCTCGATGTTTCTAGTGTCCATCGGTCCCACCTCCAATCACCTTTGCCAGCGCTGCGATCTTGTCCTCAGCGGATGCATGTAAAAACTGCTTGCAAAACTCGTTGGTAACACCGCCGCGCACGCTCACCCAAAGCTCATCTTCCCACTCTTCCACCCAATCGCTGACGAGGAAATCGCGCTCACCGCCCGAGAGCAACGCTGCTTTCAGAGCGTAAGCGTGATATCGCACGCGATGGAGGAGCGGCGATGGGCGCGGCACCAACCCAGCGGGATCATCCCCTTGAAACGCAACCGTGAGGTATCCGACCATTGCCGTGTGCAGCGATTCGAACGCAGCGTGAGGCGTATCACCTCTCACCACGAGATTGAGGTCGACGCATTCGGCGGTGTACACCCC